TGTAGGATTTGATATTGTACTTCTTTATTGACAATCTTATCCATGTTCTTTTCTAGCTTAAGCGCACGATCTTCCAAGACCATAGCAATATCACCACGTCCTGCAGCTCTAGCACGCTCAGCAGCTTTACGAATCTCTTCAGGCTTACGTCCAGTAGCAGCTTGAGCTATAGCATTTAGCTGAGCTGCTTGTTGTTCTTTCTGACTAGCACCTACTTGGCCACCGCTCAGTCCTAACATACCACGACGTACCACATTGCTCATATCAAGAGGCATAGACTGTAGTGCCTGTGCTGTCAATCCTCTGATAGCACCTGAGATAGGACTACCACCTTGACCTGCACCTGTTAAGTATGCTTCAGCACTTGCTGTGCCTTGCTCTAGTAAACGATCTGTTTCTTCCTGACGTACATCCGCAGGAGTCTTAAACAAATCTGCAATTAAACTTTCAGCCATGTCTACCTCTTAGTCTGCGTAGAAGTCATTCATTGGATCGTAGTACGCAGTTTGTCCAAACAACCCGTCATTATACAGGCCAGTATTACCTGTATAGAATCCACCTGCTGCGGTATTAGCACCAAGAGAGTATGACGATTGATCATCACCGAATAGGTAGTTACCTAAACCACCTAACAAGCCACCGATAGTACCACTAGTATCTGGAGCTGTAGCTGCTGAGCCGCCACCGCCCATCAGCAAGTTAGCAAGCTGTCCTACTGACGACGTACCACCTGCACCGTAACCTAAACCGGCTGCTTGTACACCAAACAAACCACTCAACGCATCTGCTAGTGACTTAGTACGTGCTGCCTCAAGTGCAGCTGTAGCACCTGTACCTTCTGCCTGTGCCTGTAGACCTGCGATGCCTGACTTGTACAATGCCTCTGTAACGCCCTGTCGTCCTGCCTGAGCTACGTTAGATAACTGAGCTGCAGGAGTTAATGCTAAGAGTTCTTGTTGCTGTGGGATGTACGCAGTGCCTAGCGCAGACTCAATGTTCTGTAGCTGCTGACCTTCTAGTGTAGGAGCAAGCTGCATAGCATTGAAGAGATCTGCTGACTGCTGCTCTTGGAAAGCCTTCTCCATAGCAAGTGCCTCAGGAGTGCCTCCGTAAGCCGCTGTGCGCGTTCCTAAGCGTCCCTGTGCTGCTAGTCTATTCTCCATCTCAAGACGCTGACGATCCATCTCAGGCTGTCTCATGGCCTGTAGCTGACTGAACAGGCCTTGTGCTGTTACAGGAGCTTGACCCATAAGAGATTGAGTACGTCCCATTAGACCTGTCTGAATAGCCTGTGGCTGTTGTCCTAAGGTCTGCGTATAACCACCCTCAGCACCTACATCCGTAGTACCTGTAGCAGTCTTAACTGCAAAGGGTTTGAAGCGTGCTTCTGCTGCTGTCTGCTCACCTAGCTGTGCGGCCTTAGGCAAGAAGCTCTCAGTCATGGACTTGATAGCATTGATCTGCTCGCCAGATGCCTCATACGGTAGGTAGGCAGTCGCTAACTGACCGCCTGTGTTAATAAGATTCTCAAAGAGACTTGCCATTAGAACGTACCCCCGTCAACTGTACCGACTGTAGCCGTACCAGTGACAGTTAATGTTGGAACAGTCACCGTACCTGTAAAGGTAGGCGATGCAGTGTTCGCTTTAGTTGCTATCGATGTAGCGATGTTGTCGTACTCAGTGTTAATCTCTGAGCCTTTAATGATCTTTGCAGGATTACCTGATGCCAGAGTATCCTTAACTGCAAAGTTAGTAGTCTTAGTATAGTTTGACATTAGATAGTCCTTCCTATGATTGCTTGTGCGGTCATACGCTGAATTGATACAGGCGCACCGTTGATCTCTGCTTCAACACCCAGTTGTACTACTGCACCGCCACCACTTGCGTTTACGTTAGGACGGTTTACTAGAACACCTGCGTTGAATTCACCTTCGTTGTACTCTGCAATGTTATACTCAGCAATGATCTGAGTAGTCAGAGTAAAACGTTTCTTCTTATATGCGTAGCTGTAGTCGTAACCCCAGTTAAGTGTTACGTCTGTTGCACTACCACCAATAACTGTAATCTTTAGATTCTTAAGTAGCTTAAGATTTGATGGCGCACCGAAGTCTAAGTAGTTAGTAAAGTATGACATCTGATACGTAGAGCCGTTATCGTCATATCCTTCGTATCGTGCTACGCCTTGGTCTTTACCTAAATGTAAATCACCATCAAGACTACGCATCATACATTGTGGATTAATACCTACCCATACAGTAGCTCGATAGCTTCCGTCTTCTAACGGTGTACGTGTGTCAAAGCAATAGGTTTGTTCTGACGTAGGTAATTGTAATAAGTAGAACGCTTCTTCAGGTGAATATACAGAAACAATATGCTCTGATTCCGTTAACACATACGCATCTAACTGAGAACGAATGTTCTTAGATACGTCAGTAATTGGAATTGACTTCTCTTGAATAGTGCGAGCAAAACTACGTACACCTGAATCAGATAAGAATAACAAATCATTACCAGTGCTTTGAATAGAGTCACGTGCAATACAACCAATACCAACAACAGTATCAGCAAGTGACATTGTTGCAGGATCTGAAGCACCTTGATAGACTAAGATTTGACGCTTACCAAAGATAATTAAGAAGTTGTTGTGTGCTGCAAGACCTGTGATGCTATCGCTACCATCTGCCCACACTTTAGATACATCAATAGAACCTGAAGAACCTGTATCCCACTTCATACCTGTTAGTAGGTCTGACCAGTAGATGGTTGTAGTATCTGCAGTTGTATTAGCAGCCCATAAACGGCCAAAGGCAGAGATACACACGTTAGCTTGAGGTACAGTACCACTATAGTCTGCATGGTCTTCAATAGCTACAGCTGTAGTACCATCATACACAACAGGCTTAGAATCCTTACGGAACATATAGTGGTTATTGTTTAGTGTTGCATACTGATAGTGACCATCACCTACAACGTAAGATGCAGGAGTAATGTCAGTTAATGTTTCTTCACCTTCGTAAATTGCAGTAGCTGATGCACTTACAATCTTATACGTACCGTCTTCTTGAATGAATTGACTGATAGATACAAGACTGTCTGGGTTAGTAGTTGTATAGTACTGCCAACCTTTACGCGCACCGATACGGCCATACTGGTCAATGACGCAGTTGGTAGCATCTAGTGCAAACTGCTCAGACAAAGCTGTAGGACTATCCTCGGTGTTAAGACCGTAGAAACCCGGAGCTTGAATAGCAATACTTTGTAGCTGCTTAGCCATTAGATAGTATCCCAGATCATCTCTTCAGGACGGTGTGCTGCATCGAGTGAGATAGCAGTAGCTACGTCATTCTGTGCAAAGATAGCTTGTTCAGCTGCTGACTCACCGCCTGTCTCACCACGCTCACGTAATGCGTAAGAGTATGCCCACTGAATAACAGGGCTAGATGGTACTAGTAGTGTGTCAGAGTCTTCAGTTAAATCATTAGGACGTTTAACACCGTAGACTGTCAGAGTTTTTACGGCATTAGGTGTTTGATAAAGACGTAGCTTAAGATCATTGTTACCGTCTAAGCCGTCAATAGCGTAGTAAGAGATAGTACCGTTTGCATTATCAGTACCTAAGTTCTGTTCACGAATACGCTGTAGTGACTCTAAACGTACAACAGTATTATCTGTTTCATTATGTACGTCGTTTACTTCACTGCGTACACCAAAGTCAGTAAGGCTATACGTAGGTGTACCGACTACAGTAGTAATAGAGAATGACGTACGTAACGCATTCCAATCCCAAGCATCTTCTACTAAACGCTTAGCATCATTAACAAAGTCACCAATAAGTTTAGAGTAATCACTTTCGTTAACTGTCGTAACTTCGTCTTCACGTAGTCTACGCATAACAGCGTTTACAAGTTGTAAGTAAGTCATAGTTATACTGTCCTAGCTAAGAGTTTACGTGACAGAGGCATACCACCGTCTAGTAATTCATTATCAAAGTAATCACGCTCTAACAAACCCTGCGCATAATTCGTATCGTCACTGCTACCTGTCTGTACAACTACAGGAGGACGTTGATCTGAAGCAGCTGCTAAGGTTAGAGCTGTAGGAATATCTTTAAAGTTAGCAAGTTGCTGTACGTTTACGCCTTGCATTTGTAGATCAGGTAATGACATACCTTCAAAGTCTGCTAACTTAAACTTACCCCAATCAATATCGGTAGTGTTAAAGTCAATACCTAAGTTCATGTTAAGATCAGGTAAGCCAAACTCAGGAATAGCATCGTAGATATCTTTACCGATGTCAGCTAAGAAATCTAAACCTGCTGTGTTAAAGTCTACGTCAGGTAGATCAATAGTATCAGCAATAGCACCTAAGTCAGGTAATTCTCCACCTGCTTTGTAGTATGTTCTACCACCTGCTACCAATGCTTTCTCAGGAGATGCACCTTCACCTAAAGCAACAGCACTAGAGATACCTGCTTTACCTAAGGCTTCTAACTGAGGATCACCTGATGATAAGTTATTAACTACTGTTTCACCAAACTGATTAGCAAGCATACGCTCAGGAGATGCACCAGTAACTAAGTCACGTGTTACTTGATCGAAGTCAATGTTCTGATTTACGAAGCTCATAGTGTCTTCGTTTAAGATCTGACCAAGTCCTTCGTTAAAGGTATCTGTAATACCCATCTCATTGACCCAGTTACTGCCATAGTTAGCAAGTAGTACCTGAGCAGGATCACCACCGTCTGCAATTGCTGCAGCAGTTTTAACACGCAATGCTACGTCAGGATCTACCCAGTTAGCTGTGTCAAGATCTGCGTAACCTTGGAAACCTAACGCTGCAATATCAAGAAGACTTAGGTCTTGGCCGGATGCTAACTTAGCTGACGCATTAATGTACGGAGCATACGCATTAAGACCCGGAATTGCATACATAGCAATCTGTCCAACAGGACTAGTTACTACGTCAAGTGCAACCTCACCAATATCACCAACTAAATCACCGACACCATCGACAACGTCTTCAACAACGTCTACAACGCCGTCAACTACGTCACCTACTGCATCAAATACACTGTCTACTACACCGCCCATTACGGTCTATGCCTCATAATTTCACCCAGACTTTCAAAGCCAAATAACTTAGCAAACTTTGCAGTCTGTTCTTGTTTAGGATAGGCGTAGATAGTGTCCTTGTGGATTGCTCTAAATTCTGCCCATTTAGTTTGTAGTTCTTTGTACGTTGTTTTGTTCCAGTTATATACGTCAGCATGAATAAACTGTGCTGCTTTGTTGTCACGTAATATGATCTCAATCTTAATTACGTAGTCGTCAGAGTATATAACAGGTACTTGCATTAGCCGCCTTGGATTACGTCGTTTTCTTCAATAACAGATACAAGCATTGTAATAGCGTTGTTAGTGTCACAAGACGCTACGATTTTATCACCTGCGTACATAGCGATGAATTCATTGAACTCACCACCGATCTTAAAAAACTCTTTAGAAGACAACGAATAACCATCAAACACACCTAGCGTTGTACTCTCTGAAGAATCGTAAAAGTCTACTGTAAAGTTAGACGTAGATCCTGCAGTGTTCGTAGCGTATAATAGTACCCACTGAGCCTTCTTACTATTAGGTACTTCGTATAAAGTAGTGTCAGTTGTTTGAAGGGGTGCGCCGAATGTCTTCTTAATCATAATCTATACAGCTTATTATAGCATACTTTTTAGTATTTGTCAAGCCCCTTCCTTGGGGCAACGTACATCAATCGAACAAGCGATCGATCTCTTCCTGAGTCATATTCTCATAGTCGTTAGTACGTAGGTAACCACCAGAGCCAGTACGTACAGGTGCGCCAGAACTACTACGTACCACATTCTTAGGTACTGCATCTGGATTAACCCACTTAGAATTAGGCACAGCCTTCTTAGCAGGTGCAGCCTTCTTAGATACGTTACCAATATTCACTGGCTTCTGCTTAGGCTTAATAGTCTCTTTCTTTAGACCTTTAACCTTAGGTGTGTTAGTTTTCTTCTCAGCAGCTTCTTTCTGTACTTGTTTAGTACGACGGCCCATACGTGCGTCACGACTTGTTAACTCAGGAGTT